GCACTTGAATTATCGTAGTTACCTGAATCAGATGTTGGTAATAAAGGTGTACCTGAACCATATAGGGCAGTTACTGCATCGGCATCAAGAGAAGTATTCCAGATAGCAACTTCATTGATGAGTCCATCAAAAAATCTAGTCACATTCAAATGACCAATTAAAATATTATTTGAGTTGGCTACTTGAGAGCCAGAAAAAGTACCTGAATCTGCTTGTAAAACTCCATTGATGTATAATTTAGTTGTAGTGTTAGCACCATCATAACTTCTTGTGGCTACGACGTGTACCCATTGGTTTTCTGAAAGTGCTGAATCTGAAAAAATTGAATGTGCAGTAACACTTGAATCTATTGTAGTATATCTAACTTTATTACTTGATATTCCAATAAAATGCTGGTCTTCGTTTGTACTTCCATTTGTTACAATTCCTTGAAAAGACGGAGTTGCATTATCGTGTGAATATATCCATACAGAAATTGAACCACTTGCACTACTATAATCTGAAACAACACCAACATTAATTGAATCGTCTGCTCCATCAAATATCATCGGAGTATTTGAGCGTACTAAAGCAGATTGATAGCCATCTTTTTCGCCAGTTTGCCAAGTAGCACCATTTATAGTTCCGTGATTTTTAGCAATCTCTACTTGAAGAATCTCTACATACTCAACAACAATAGAACCCGAATCACCTGACTGTCTTTGTATTGCAATTCTAGCGCTTGTATCTTGAGCAGTAAAATTAACTAATGATTCAGCCCAGCTTCCATCTGACGGAAGAGATATAATATCTTGGACTGGATTGCTATCCGCTGGAGTAGTTGTTCTAACACCTGCTGAAGTTGTTCCATCTAAAGACCTAAGCCTTGCTTTTACTTGATATTTGTAACCACTTACAATTCCTGATAAATCTTGATATATTTGTTGAGTTCCACTATCAGACCTTGTTAGCTTTACTCCATTTCCATTGTAGCCATCTGAAATTATTTCTGCTGTAAAATCATCTATTGACCAACCAGAAATAGAAGTTGAACCAATTGTATCAGAAGAAAAATCTCCATTAACAGTTACATCAATAGAAGACGGAATAGCATTATATACATAATCACCAGAACCTTCTTGCATTGGTAAGTCTAATTTTAGATTTGATGCAGATACTCCAGTAGGTAATATTTGCTCTGGATTAGTGTATAGTTCCTGTACTTGAGATTCTGACAATACTACATCTTTAAAAAACTTTATATTATTAAGTTTCCCCTCATATTCCCCATCGCCAGATGTATTTCTATCTCCTAAATACAAATCTCCATAATTAAAATTGTTAGCACCACTATCAACTGTATTTGTTCCTAATGTTCGAGATAGTCCATCAATATATATTTTAGAATTAGAAGTAGAATCCCTATCGCATACAACTACAGCGTGATGCCAATTACCATCTCTAAAATCTTCATCAATTTGTAAATGAACTTTTACAGAACCACTTATTTCTGCTAATAGTCTAAATCTTGTTGCATCCATATACATACCAATTTCACTAGCAGTATTAGTATGCTTTTGCCATAAACGACCACCATCTGAAGTTTTAAACCATAAAGATACACAAAAGTCACCAGTACCAAAATCAAGGCTTGAATCATCTGATATAACCACTCTATCATTACTACCATCAAAATTTACTGCCCTTCCAGAGTACACCTCTCCAAAGTTTAATGGGTCTACTACTCCGTGAGGTGATGATGTGTAGCCAGTATTGACAGTTGCTCCATTATTAGTACCATTATTACTTCCGTGTAAATCATTATGAGGATTTGAACTACTACCCATATCATAGAAAGAGACAAGATTAGTTTTTAAGTCGGCTGACAAATTTTGATATTTTTCTGTAAACATCAACTCTTGTACCTGAAGTTGAGTTAAGGCAGATGTATGGAGAGAGATATTTGCCATTTTACCATTATAAAAAGTAGACTCACTACCAGTATTTTGAGCACCAATAGTTAAGTTAGTTGAGAAATTTCCAGTTGTGCTTCCTCCAGTACCACTAAAAACCTCTGAGCCATTAAGGTACATTTTAATTGCAGTAGCATCTTTAGTAACAGAAATATGATTCCATTGGCTTCCTATTACAACGGCAGAAGATGTTTCTACTGCACTTCCTACACCATCATCAAACCATATATGTGCATCGGTTGAATTATTAGGTGCTTTTAGCCATAAACCCCAAGACTCAACAGAACTTCCCCATTGATTTATTACAGAGTGATAATCGTCACCAGCATCTGCTGAATGAGTTGGATAAACCCATACGGATACAGACATATCAGCAACATTTTTAAAAGCATCTGATAATGTCCCAGCATTAATAAAATCATTTCCATCGAAAGAAGTAGAGCCATCTGCTAGTTGTACTGCCATTTTCGGATTTGCCAAGTCTTTAAC